TTACGTACTTGGGCTAACACTTTACGTATCTGTGTTCCATGACGTCGAGCTAATCCTGTTTGGGTACTTTGAAGATGCTTTGTATGGTATGTGGGATACATTGTTATCTCCTGAGTTTACCCGCTTCACGAAGCAACTTTAGAGTCGCTGCATATGTTCCCGGTTCATACTCGGTAGGATCCCTAAAACCCGCATTCCAAATAGCTTCGATACGCTCTGTACATGTGCCGCATCGGCCACAATGTACGTCGCCACCCTTGTAGCAAGACCACGTTAGCTCTAAGGGTACTTCAAGACTTCGTGCTATACCGGCAATGCGTGACTTATCGAAATGGACAAACGGAGCGTCGAGAAATACGCGTCCTTCAGTTGCAAGACTTAACGCATATCTAGTAGCGTACATAAAGTCGGGGCGACAATCAGGATATACAGCGTGGTCTCCAGCATGCTGAGCTCCCATTATCGTTGTCGCGTCAATGCTATCCGCGTACCCTCCGGCTATACTAAAGAGGATCATGTTACGGTTTGGTACAACCGTAGCTTTCATGCTCTCTTCATCGTAAAGGCCTTCGGGTACGGGTACGTCCGTGGAAGTTAGCGCAGAGCCTGCAAGGAAGTACGAGAGTGAACTAAGGTTAATCTGCTTATAGTTCACTCCCGCCTTGTATGCAACCTCACACGCGGAGGATAGCTCTCGCCTATGTCGCTGCCCGTAGAATACACTAAGAGCAAATACTTCGAAGCCTTCCTGCATGGCCCAGTATATAAGCGTAGAGCTATCCATTCCTCCACTATGGAGTACTACCGCGCGTTTAGTCATTACTCTGCTGCTACCGTACCACTTACATCGTTTCGGACCGTACCGTCAGGAGTAGTTCGCTGTGTAACTTTGCAAAGAACTACTTGACCAATAAGGTCTTCAGGCTCGAACTCAATTTCTCCTTCAAGTTCTCCAACGTCCTCAAACCCACGCAGCATATTCTTTAGTCGCCACATTGTCTGAGGAAGAAGTGGAGTGTTGGTAAATACTCGACGGCCTTCATACTCGCCGGCTTCGACAGTGAAAGCCCATTCGAGCATAGGGTTCCCAGCCTGAGAATTCTTCTGCTTACAGGAGAAGAGAGAAGTCTCATAAGTACCGGCCGGGATAGCTGTGAAATCACCCTGTACGTCACTAAAATCGAATTTCATGGTTGTGTCCTTTCGTGACACTAGTGTATGTGTAGACGCGAAATTGCGAAACTACCGTTGGGTCATTATGCGGTGAATATCGTCGAGACACGGATTATGAATATCTGCCGTGAACGTTCCTCCGCGATTACGCGCTATTGGAGTACTCGACGTCTGATTCACCACTAGAACTCTTTCAAGTTTAGGCAGTGGTTCTCCCGCCTTTTCTGCACGTCGTACCTCCGATGCTTTAGGAGCTTCTACGTCTAAGTACGCCACGAGATCAAAGTATCCAGGGACTTCCACACTAAGCTTCCCAGCGAGGTCTGGAAGAACTGTTGATCGTCCAGTTTGCTCGTCAATAGTAGGCATTGCCAATGCGGTCGCGAAAACGTTGATGTCCGGTAACTTCGTCGCAAAAGCTGATACAACGGCGAGTATCTGATTCCTAGCAACTCCGTAGTCATTTTGCGTGAATTCATATTCGCTCCTACTTTTGTTCTCACTAGAGATGCGAGCACGGTCGAGCAGCGCTGTACGGTGCAATTCAGACAAGTTGTCAATGAATACGGACTTGAAACCGCCTCCGTTCTTACCACTTAGTTCTGCGAATATCGCGGTGAGGTTTTCGAATGTTCCGGGAGCGACTACGAAAGTCTCGTCGTTGATAAGATCTCGAATAGTCATATCTCCGGCATCGCACACAACGATAAGCGCAGGAAACAAGTTTTCATCTCCGAGTAACGTGCGGGCTAAGTAAGTCTTACCCGCTCCTGGAAATCCGTAAATAAAGGCACTGACGCGCGGTTTAATGTCGTCTTTAGCCTTCGTTTTGAACGTACGTTTCGCCATTAGAGCTCCTTACTCTTCGTGCGGACTAACAGTATCCGTTTTGTAGGTGTCTCGCGCCTCATCTACATATCTGGAGGTGACATACTCTTCAAAGAGAATCTTGTGCGCGGCCTCCTTACTAACCGCATGATAGACTGAACATGGAAACTTATACGCACACATACGGCAAGAGATGGGATTTGCATTCGGGTAGATAAGTACATCTGGATCCGACATCATCTTCGCAGTCTGTATGGCTCGCGCAGCAAATGCTTCTAGTGGGCGATTTCCCAAGTTGATCATCACACGGTTAATGAACGGCTTCTTTCCTAACTCCCATTTCATATCTTCATATTCATATTCTTTCTGGCCTGAGGCCTTAAGAGCGCGTCGATAGACCTGCCAGGAAGTCTTCTGACTCTTGTTCCTGGATAGTTCACCGTTAAGCAATATCGTAGGCTCTTCAGGGCCTTTGTTCTTAACAAGCGTGAACATAATGCCACCAAAGTCATCGCCGTAGATCTGCTTACCCGCCCAACTATATGCGCGAGCCTGCTCATCCTGGTCACCGAGATAATCGATGTAACCTTCGAAAGGCATGCCCGTGATCTTAAAGTCGTTCAGCCATATCTTATTATCCTGGAGAACGACGAGATCCCAACGTCCAGCAAATTGATGATCGTCGAAAAGAGGGACTGCAAAGTCCTGTTCGACGACTAAGACTTCGAACTTGTCATTCTCTTCCGCCCACATAATGTAGTTGTCGAGAATAGCCAAAGCGTCATCTGGGCCCTCTCCTACAGCCTCTTCAGCTTCAGCTACACAAACTTCCGGCGGTTTCCAAGGCGTATCATAATAACGTTCTAGGGCCTTGTGCATGAAAGTACCGATAGAAAGTGCGCGAGCAGGTGTAGAGGGGCTAAGGCCATGTCTGATATGCGAACTAAATGTCCATCTTAATCTGCAGTCAGAAAATGCCTTAATATCGCTTACGTGGAAATGCATAGTCCTGGGCTCCTTAATTTGTTGCTATCTTCTAATTATACTACAGATTCGTTAAAATAGCAAGATAGGCTCTTTACGGTAAATTAGACTCGGCCCCAATCAGCTATGATCTTGTTACTGACCATGACCTCATTAAACAACTCATTTTTCTGCTCAATCAGTTGCGTTACGTACTCATCCACAGTTCCAATTGCACGTATGGAGTAGATGAGAGGCTGCCGTTCTTGACCCATTCGGTAAACTCGGCCGACAGTTTGTCTGTAGGTGGATGCGGACCACGGGAGATCAAGAAATACCAGAACACGAGCAGCTTGGAGGTTTGCTCCCATGGATAAACTGTCGAAAGTGGAGACAAGAATCCGGTGTTCATCCAAGAGCTTGGATACGTCAACCGATTTGCCCTCACTAAAGAAAAGTGCGGCACCAGTCTTAAACCGAGCTGCGAATCGAATAGCTGGCTGACGGAAGGCACTGAAAACGACCACCTTTTCATCCTCTGCGAATCCCTCAATAAGATCCATTGCTGCATCAAGCTTAGCAGCCGGGATTTCTTTAGTATTCTCTCCGGCATAAAAAACACTTGCGTCTGTAGCTGCTTGACGTAAGAATGCCAGTCGTGCCATGTCATTTGTAATTTCTTTGTCCAGTTCAGCGACATACCCTTCTGTCTCAAAGAGATGGTATAGTCTTTCCTGTTCATTGTGGAGGGTGACAGGGACTGATATAAATTGTGGCTCGAGTAAATCGGCCAACTCTTCTTCGCGGGTTCGTCTAAGATACACTGGGAATAGTAAGTCATGCAATAGCTCCGTATTCTTAGCTCCCTTTACAATCTTCACGCGCGGATTATAATAAGGAGAATCGTAATCGACGAAACAGTTAAACCAACGCCAGTAACTTGTATACAGCTCAGGGCGAAGGACTGACATGAGGTGCCATAGATCAGCGGGTGTTCGCTCAAGAGGAGTGCCAGTAAGAAGGAAGACGTAACTAGAGCGAGCCATAAGACTAGCAGCACGACGAGATCTCTTGGCTTTGCGGTTCTTAATGAGGTGTGCTTCATCCCCAATCACCACTTTCCAGGGCTTTATAATAGTCTTCGGACTGAACGTACTTAGTGCTTCCCAGTTTGTAATGACTACAAGATTTTGTCCAAACTCCCGAAGACTGAGGAAATCCGATTCCCGTTTTTTACCACTGCGAAGTATGATCGGTTGTAGCCGTGTCCAGCGAAGGACTTCACTTGCGATTTGGTCCATAAGTGCGGACTTGGCAAGTATGAGAATGGGAGCACCTTGTGCCGCGGACTCAGCTGCAATGAGCGCTTGACAAGTCTTCCCAAGGCCAAGGTCGTCGCTAAGAAGGACACGCTTTTGAGCAAGGAGGAATCGAATCCCCCGTACCTGGTACTCACGGAGGTACAAGTCGTCAGGACCAGTAAAATGAACCGTGTCCTCCGGGAGGACGTCTCTCTCGAGAGTTTCGACAGCACTTTGATGTAGCGTAGCCTCGTCGGCGGTAAATTGGAATGCCGTGTGATCGAGGTCATCGAAATGTTCGAGGGCGAATCGGAATGAGGGAGGATATTCATAGTACCCTTTCACTAAGGTATTATCGGGCTCTGCTAAGTAGCTGTATCCACGACCTTCGTATTTAGTGTGCGTTTTGAAGAACCCACTCTGGTACTCAATCATTCCAGTGCTCCCTTACTTCGGGTAGGCGGTGAATTTGGAGGGCATGTAATGCGTGGCGTATTGCATCGCGTGTATGTTTGTTCTGCACATAGTATTCGTAACTTCTTAACTTGTCATCTGTCCAAATAGATTTACCTACCGCAGGAGTTTGTACAATTGTCGTAGTATCTGTAAGTTCCGTCCACAAGTCAATGACCCCGATGACTTTGACAGTGAAGAAGTCAGAACCAATTTGGGATTGCGCTCGATGGCTATGGAGATTAAATCCTTCGTAGACGACGAGTATATCCTCATCGCCGGCTCCGTAATCTTCCAAAATCTCCCAGACCTCTGGTAACTGATTAAGAACTCCGAAGTTTGCAAGAAGCGGCATCTCCTTTTCTATGTGGTCTAATACTGCGTATCCGATCGTCTCCCCTGGATCAAAACTTAGTACGTTCATAGGGCTCCTTAAGGAATGTCAATGTCTAAACCTGCATCTACTGCAGCACGCAAGTCAACGAAATATAAACGAAGGCTTCGATTAAAGTTCGTCATGGCTTGCTTCGCTTCGATAATATAACCTCCCATCTGCTCTACGAGCTGCTTCTCGATCATGCTTTTAGTAGGTACATCTCGCCTAAGATGCATTTGTTGTTTCGCCCACCAATCATATGCCGTTGGAAGATGAAAAGCAGCAGCTGGTCCATCTCGTTCAGGCATATAGCGGTATATCACCTCCGATCTAGTTCCTTCAACTTTGGCCGTAACTATATGGTTCATAACAGACTCGACAAGACTATCTACGCCGAGACTGGTTCTACCGACTTTAACATTTACGAGTTCTGCCATCTCACTTTCGAAGTACGTTTTGACTGCATCCGCACTTACGTGGAATACGTGTACGCCTAGCTTCTCTTCGATGAACATAAGCCCCATAAGTACTATGGCTTGATTGTTAAGTATACGTTCTGGTATATCTCGCCCGTAAGTTTGTTGCATGATTGCGTATGCACGATTGAATAATTCGAAAACTTCTGCTGAATCCATCTTGAGTGCTTCGATGACGATAGCGGTACCTGCCCTGCGAAGTTCTTGGTCATCGAGACTGAGAAGGGCACCTCGATGCGAACTGATGTCACGAACGTCGAGGTAAACCGATATAATTCGTTCTTGAAGTGCCGGGTCACTAATGTTGTCCTCTCCGTCAATGCACATTGGCGTTGACAAGTTATATGTCTGAGTCGTTAAGTCAGGCCTTCCGCGTGCTTCAAGACCGAAGTCGTATGCAGATCGTAGAAGACTAAAGAAGCGACTCTTACTGCGTTGACTGCTTTCACGGAATTCTGTAAGACAAACCGGAACAGTAGTAGTACTTCCTAATAGCGTCATTAGAACAAACGGCGTCGAGTTCGCCTGCCAAGTGAGGGGGGTGCTGTAGCCGCTGAGGGGTTGAAAGACTTTCGTAATAACAGTAGTCTTACCAGCTCCACGCGTTCCGTATACGAGTAGGTGCGGAAAGCGTATCCCGAGATCCTCAAGTAATGGCTTGAAGTTGCAAGCGGCGAACCAACCAAGGAGTGGCGCCATAACTTGAGGTTCATTAGTATCACGGATAGATTCAAATACATTCTTTAGCTCCCTAGGGCTTAAGGGCTCTCTCGCAAAATCGTGTTCGATTGTAGGATGTTCGTGTCCTGGTTCCACATATACAATATCCGTGCTTTCACTTAGATCCGTGTTAAATACGCCTCGAGAAGTAACATATACATCATGTTCAGCTTGAATATGCCGCCCTAATTGTGTGGCTACATGAATTAGAGGGTATCCCAACTCTCGCCACTCCTCGAAAAGAAATGCGCGTAATTTTCGTGTGAGTCCATCAGTCCCGTACCATACAATTCCAGCTGACGGAAGATGCATACTTAAAGCATCTGATTTGGTTAATACTTTTGTCGGAAGTGCAAAGTTAGCAAGCACTACGTGGCCGTCTCGCCTAGCATTTACAATGAACGTATCTCCGTCCACACTCTCTTGTACGGCTACAATGTCAAAAACAAAAGTGCTAAGGTCTGTAATTTGATCTTTCTGAATGCGCACGTATCGATCGTCAAGTTTGATAATCTCACCTACCGGTCTTCCTTGCTGTGGCATAATGTCGCCTGCAACTGCGGAGCTCACAGAAGGGGTTGGGGTTGGGGTCCCTCCAAGCTTAGCATACGCATTCATGATCGTCGTAGTTAAATAATTGGGATTTTCTCGAGCTTTCTCTCCTATTGGAAGAGCCATGAAGATAGTTTCAATAGTCTGTTGCGATATGCCAAATGTTATAAGCTGGTTAATAATACGCCAGTCGTGTTCACTTCGTTCGCCTTGTGGTTTCTTGGTATAGAGCGCTCCAATAACGTCATCAGGCAGAAGTTGAAATTTAACGATGTCGTTGAGGGAATATACGTAGCCCGAATCAACAATAAGCGTTACTGGAAGTGGAGGTTCGTACTTATGATTAAGTGTTCCTGGAACGCGGAGAAAATGCATTGGCTCAGCACAAGCGGTGTCGCCATCGAGAAGCTGGGCAGTGTTGCGGAGATGTTCGCGAAGTACTTCTTTGTTGGTTACCGGACTGTCGAGCATCCAATATAGATGTTGACCTCGACCAGATGCTACGACATATGAAGGCGGTGGCATGCGCAAAGCAAGTGCCATCGGTTTGTCGAGATCTACCCATAGAATACTACTACTAATAAATTGTCCATCTTGGTCGCGTGCAGCACATCCATAATAGACGTCAAACTTCTTTTTCGAGTATTCTTTTGCCCAGTCGTGCAATCGATTGAATTGTTTGCCCTGTTTAGTGAGTACTCTACCTGTCTCTCGATGCCGCATACGGAGTATGATTAGCTGGCCGTCGAGCATTTCTTTATTAAGCATTTTGAGCTCCTTAGTAAGTTATGCCAAAAAATTATTGCTCTCATTATAATTATAACATAAGGATGAAAAAATTGCCAGTGAGGCCATTAACGGAAAAAGATCTCGCACAAACATTAAACGACAGGTTGACCTGGACTAAGCTGCGGGTGGGCCATGTCCAAAGCTGTTTGTATTATATATTATTATTATTATTATTATGAATTATTATATATATATATACAGATTTCAATTTTATTAAAGCGTTTTTAAATCGTTGTTAATATTTAATGTGTAAGTATAGCTGTAAGTGTGTTTTGCTGTATGAGAGATATAGCGAGAATCGCCCAAATTTCCGATAGGTGCTGACGCTTGCTTTCTTTTGAATTCTGTAGTATAATTATATAATAAGGAGCAGCTCTTTTCTATGTATGCCTTTCAAACAGTGTGCACTGCCTGGAATTAGGCTATATGCTATGGTATCAGCAATGTCCAACGACGGCTACGAAAATTTGTGGCGTACTATCAATAATATAGATGTTCGTGTCGCTGTTTTAGAAGATAGATGGACGGACCTGAGGCAGCGTCAGTCACAGATCCCTACTTGGGTTTGGCTGTCTATTACTGTGTTGTTGACTCTCGGTATGTGGCTAGCAGATAGGGTTATACTACATGTCCCCTAATGGATGGTTGTTCGTTACTTGGCTTATTATTACCCTTATATTTACTTCTTCCGCTATACGCGCTTTTGGCTCATGGTCACATCTACGTGACACCATGATTTTGTTTCAAGCTATCTCCGCATCAACCTTAGCAATAACCACAGCTTCGTATGCTCTTATTCGCACCTCTCTTCTGTCGGTGGACATGGCAGTTGCATGCGTTGGAGTAGGTCGAGTGCTAATTGCTACCTCAGCTATTTTTGGTTTGTTAGCTATCAATACTTATGCGGCTAGTAATAATGGGCATCGAGCTGCTATTGATCGTTGGCGTGAACCTTTGGAAAGGTATTTTAGGAAGGTAGCCGTTCCATGGAACGAGAACCATTAGTTAAAGCTACCGGTGCCGCAGGGCTCGTAGTTTTATTTCTTAATGCACTCTTAGCTCTTTCTGTTGTGATGGGCTGGTGGACCTTAACAGATCAGCAGGTTGCCGCTTGGACTTTAGTTATTGACTTAGGCGTCTCTCTTGCGGTTATGGCCACAGGTATATTGTTTGCTCGTAGCAAAGTTACGCCTAATAGTGATCCTAGAACAAATGATGGTACAAGATTGGTTCCCTATCGTGACTGAGCCCTTAACTGTCGACGACGCTATTCTTAAGCTGTCAGAACTTGCTGGCTATTCCTTCGCTGACTTTTTAACTGTCAACGAAGATGGACTCCCCCAATTGGATTTCGAAACAGCCGCTTCAGCAGGTGCACTTCAAGTAGTTAAGAAGTTTACCGTAGATCGTTATGGTAAAGTTACAATTGAGCTTTATTCTGTACTCGACATCTTGCAAATGATTTTGCGCGTTTTTGGCAAAATAAGTGCTACCGCTTCTGGTATTGAAGGTGCCGGTGGTATCGGAGATTTGAGCTCTTTCACTGCAGATGACTTAGTTGCTATTGCCCGTAAATTTGAGGCTACCTTTGACATAGACGAAGACGAAGACGGTGACGATGACGGAGACGAATCAGCAGAATCAGATTGACCAGTGGATGCTCTGTTCAACGAGTCCAATCTACTTTACGCATAACTACGTTTCTATCTATGAAGCCTCTTCTGGTTCCTGGATTCCTTTTAAGTTATGGCCTGAGCAAGCTTCTACTTTGACATTGCTTAACAATTCGCAGCTTACCATTATACTTAAAGCTCGCCAACTTGGATGCACTTGGCTATGTCTTGCTTATGCTCTTTGGATGATGCTCTTCCGCCCTGCAGCTGATGTACTTTTATTTTCACGGAGAGATGATGAAGCCGTCCACTTGCTCGACGAGCGCCTCAAAGGAATGTATAGACGCCTACCCGAATGGATGCGAGCCCGCCGTACGCCTGTCAATAATAACCATATGTTCTCCCTCAGTAACGGCTCAATCGCCAGAGCGTTCCCCACTAACGCCGGAGACTCTTATACGGCAGGCCTTGCCATTGTCGATGAGGCAGACCTTGTCCCAGATCTCAATCGATTACTTCGGAGTGTAAAGCCAACCATTGACACGGGCGGTAAGATGGTCCTCCTCTCTCGTGCCGATAAAGAGACTCCTCAGTCAGAATTCAAGCGCATATTTAGATCCTCTCAGCAAGGAGCTGGTCCATGGGCAAACGTCTTCCTCCCTTGGTATGTAAGGCCAGAGAGGGACATGGACTGGTATCAGGAGCAGAAAGAAGACGTTTTAGCTAGGACAGGGACGTTAGATGACCTGTATGAACAATACCCGGCAACTGTCGATGAGGCTTTGGCACTTAAAGAAATGGATCGAAGGATCCCAACAGAGTGGTTGAGGGCCGTATATGTCCCCATACCCTCCCCCTGTGAAACAGCCGCGGAGGTGGCGGAATTACTCGCGCCTGAGAATTTAGCCGGGCGGGACAGAGAAGCATTAGCAGACTACACAGCCTCGCGTGAATCTGTTTCCTCGAGCTCCTGGCAGAATCATGTGAGGCTGTATAAACCTCCTGCGGCTGGCCACATATATGTTATGGGGGCTGATCCTGCAGAAGGCAATCCTACTAGTGACGATAGTTGTGCGCATGTATTAGATTTAATCACGGGCGAAGAAGTACTGATACTTGTGGGAAAGATTCAGCCGGAACAATTTGCTCAGTATGTCTATGACATCGGCCAAATTTATTTTAACGCCTCAGTCCTTTGCGAACGAAATAATCATGGCCATGCCTGCATACAGAAGTTCCGCCAACTGGGGCAACCTCTTCTTAGCGGAACCGATCAGAAGCCGGGTTGGCTCACCACCAAGCTATCGAAGGCGTTACTATATAATACGGCTGTTGAATATATCCGCGTACAAGACGCTCAAATTCACGATTCAGATACTTTCTACCAGCTAAGTAGCTTGAGCGGAGAAACTCTTTCGGCGCCTAAGGATGAAAAAGATGACTTTGCGGTTAGCTTTGCTCTTGGGCTTATGGCGAGAAGTTTACGCGCGCAAGCTACGCCTGTATTTGTAATGGCTGGTAATGAACTTTATAGAACTCAGGAGAGAGCTCGTGAGCGTATTAGGTAAAGCTTATAGCTGGGTAAGGGAAATAATCGGGGCCACTCCTAGTTTTCAGTATGAAGTACTGCGTAGCATGAGTAAGCCGTATACTCTTGATTGGTCGCGGATGGATTATGCATTTTATGACAAGCTGCGACATGGCAAGGCAGCAGGATATACTTTAGGCAGTCTATTCTGTCAGCGCATTGAGAATATATTTGCTTCGTGGGTCTTTGGCGGTGGTGTGGTTGTTAAGACACGTAAGGCACATGCATATACGGATGAGAAGTTAGCCGAGTTTATTGACAATGTTCTTGACGATGGTCTTATACAAGTTTATGAAGATTCGATGGGTTTGGGCGATCAGTGGATAGTTATGAATGCTGATGGCACTCTTTCTATTCCTAGTCCTGATACTGTAGTACCTGAATATGATCCCATTGACTATCGCAAGCTGGCGAAAGTTATAATTACGACTAAGACTAAAGAGTTGGTAATTGAAGATGAGTATACGGAAATTTCTCGTATTATTCGCATAACGACTAGGGTGCCTGGGCCGACTCTTGATATAATGCCGCGGCAGCAAACGCAAGAATTCTACTATGCTAATTTGTTTGGTCAGATTCCTATTGTGCATGTTCCATTTAGAAAGGGGCGCAATGAGGTTTATGGTAGAAGCGTACATGAGCAGCTCCTGAATCTCTACTCACAGTATGACGACATCATCTATAAGCAAATGGACGGAGCGAAGTTACTTGGCAATCCGATCCCCGCGTTTACAGGCTTGGAAGACGTTTCAAAAGTGTACGATGCAAATAGACCGTCAGAGGAAGAGACGTACACTGACAAGGACGGAAACACGGTTACACGGAAACA